TTTTAATTCTCCCTCAGGAATTTTAGCTTCATCAGCCATATAACACAGGTTTCACATTGCCTGCCAATGGGGTTTTATATTTATCAAGCCCCCCCAGAGCTTCAAAAAGTTTATAGTCCTCCGACATATTCAGACAGTTACTACCTGCTTCTTAGACGGGTTAAAGAAACAGGTAGAAATCGTCCCCCGTCTATCATTCTGATTTTTTAAGTGCTTCCATTGCTAAAGCTTTTCCGTTTTCTGAATCAGTCAATTTTTTTAATAACTTCAATGTCTTATCCATCCCGGCAATAATTGGTATTAACTTATCTTCAGTCTTGGTCTTATACTTGCTAATCAGTTCATTGATTAAAGAAACTAATTCATCCTCCAATTCCTCTTTTAAAAGTCTGCCTCCCTCTGTTTTCAAAATCGCACTGATAGCGCTGTATTTGGCTATGTCCTTTTTAATATCTTCCTTTTCTTCTTTATCCATTTGTTTGTTCTTCTTTTATTTCTTCTGCCGGCTTTTCTTCTTCCAATTTGATTCCTAATTGCTCGGCAATGTCATCAATCTGTTTGGCTTCTTCGTCCAGTTGCTTATTGACCATATCGAGCATAACTTTTGCTCTTTTAATTGTTTCGTTTGAAATCTGGTAAATAGAACAGGCAATCCTTATTTTTTCATCCATATCTTGAACCTCTGAATAGCGAACCATCACATTGTCTATTTTGGCCTGTTCATAAGCTATCTTGGCCTCAAACTCAGTCTTTCTTTTTTTCAAGCTTTCAATATCTGCTAAAACATCATTTAAAGAAAACTTGGAAGTAATGCCTGTTTTTAATATCAGGGATTCTTTTTCATCGTCTTTTTTCTCTGCTATAAAATACTTATAAGGCTGGCTCTCCAAGTCCTCCAGCTTGTTGGCCTGCAATTGTTTTGTCATTTATTTGTTCAGCGGGATTATTATTTAAAGTTTGGTTTGCTTCCCCGCCTTGAGGCATACCAACTGTTACTCCTTGATTCATTTGATTTATGGCAAAAGAGTTTAATGCCCTTGCCATATTCTGCATAATTATCTGGTCTAAAGCCCTGACATAGTTAGCCATCATAAAGAATTGCATCTCTGACATATCCTCCTTGTGATCCTGCATATAACTGACCATTTTCTGCTTATAGGCATTATTTGCGTTGGCGTTGGGTTCTATGTTCTTTCCCTCTAAAAGCATTTCAATGTCCCTTGCGCATTCAGACATAAGTTTAGAATCTCCAAACTCAGATGTATCCATCAATTCCTTTACTTCATCATCCGTAAATCCTGCTATCTTTGCTTTTAATTCTGTTGCTTTCTTTTGATTGATTAATGGGTTTATCGCTTCTCCCTGGAAAAATGCAAGTTTAATCCTTTGGGTTTGGATAGAAGTCATTTCCTCAACATTGCTTGCCTCTACCATCACCCCAAACTCATCATCTTTGTGAAATATATCTTCTTTTGATATTTCCTCTGCTTCTATTCCATCAGGTCCTAAAATATCAACCGCAACTTTTTTAATCAGATTATCTCTCACTCCTATCTCGTATAATCTTGCAAACCTTGCGTATCCGAAAGAATATGATTTATTCAGCAATCCAAACCTGTCTGCCGAAGCTTCCTGGTTGCCTTCGTAAATAGCAACCTTTCCTTGTTCATCCTCTACTCCCTTTGCTCCTGCGGTAACTCCAAGGGCTTTTTCCTGTATGCCCTCTAATATGTTAAATACTTCAATGGGAGTGTTGATCGAAGGGACTTGTAATAATTGAACAGCCCTGTTAGCTTCTATGCTGTTTTTTGTCCTGATTATTCCATCTCTCCTATATTTCAATTCAGCTAAATTCTCAATCGCATTGACATTGACTACCTTTTGAGGCTTGTTGACGGCCTCAGCGTTATCCAGCATTTGATTTATTGATACATTCTGTGCCATAAACATCTCCCTTACATAGTCGCAGTAGCCGGGTGTCCAAAACTCTGTCATATCCGGAAAAGCCGCCCAAGACCAGAAAGGCCAAGCCCCAAGAGGAAACTGTTTTGTAGGGGAGAAAATATCAATCAATAACTCGCACCTAATCATTTTTCCTCCTTCTGTAGCCAACACATAATATCTCTCTCCTTCGTAAGTGGTGAACCATTCCCAAAATTTAAATTTATCAGCGCTTTGCAGGCTTTTCTCTCCTATTGTGTTCTGGCCATACATCCTGTTTGATTTGTTCTGTTCTTCTTGTGTTTTTTCAGTATTGTTGCCTGTTCCTTGCAGTAATTCCTCAACCTCATCTCTCAAGTAATCTCCATTTTTAAGCTCCTGGCGGGTCTTTGTAACATTGTATCTGCCCATATAATCTGCCTGTTCCAAATCTATCCCTCCCCCTGATGGATCTATCAAATAATCATAGACATCTATGTTTTCAAGATGTGCTTTATACCCATCCACTGAATCTGCGTGATAAGCATATATTGCTCGTCCATAAATAATTCCTTGTTTCTTGCCTACCAAGTCTTTTATGTCCCAAAAATCATTTTGCTGGTCATAAACCCTAAGAGCATTAAGCCTATTAATCCTTGCCAACTGAGAGTCTTTCCTTTTTTGGAATTTAAAGACAAGGGGGTTATCTATCTTTGAAAGCAAGGTGTGGACAAATTCCTGCATTCTTGCCAACTCGACATTAGCCCTGTGTTCTGTGGGAGTAGCTTTTTTTGAGTAATATAAATCTTCGTTCTTCTGCCAATTTTTAATCTTTCCTTGCTTATATCTCCTTGCAAAGTCAATCTCTTTTTTTACTTGAACCGATATTTTATCCCGTGTTTCTTTCTGAATCATTGAGATTTTGCCGTCTGAAACGCTTTGAATAATGATTTAATAAATACTAAAAATTTCTCAAACCAATTTAATACCACTATCTTTTCTTTAGTTTGCGGTTTTTCATTATGACGCCTGATTGATTTGTAATATGGAGAAAGCATATTATATTCCTATATCGCTATAAATTGGCTGTTCTTCCTGCATTGGCTCTTCTGACGGATAGTAAGATTGCTTGTTGTTGTAGCCATATACAGCCAACCCCAAGCTGAATATCCTGTCATCTGTCATTCCTTCGGGAACTTTTATCTTGATAGAGCCGTCTGTCAATTCGTATCTCATAGATTCCAATTCTGATAATAAGCCTTCATCATCGGGAAGTTTCAATTTGTCCTGTTCCAATAAGATGGCTAAATGTTTTAATAAATCCTCCCGGCTTCTTTCAGTAAATTTGAATGCGTGGTCAAAAGGGTCTTTTGGTATATTCACTCCCTCTCTCCTCAAGTCCTCTACAATGGGATCACCCACTCCCGTTGCATCTATGCAGACACTGACATTCCCCTTGTATTTTAATGAAGCAATTTGTATTCTTGCCTTCTGCAAATTCCAATCAACCTGATTAAATCTGTCCTGCGGATATACTTGAAATGTATTCAGATTGAAGGGAGTGATAACTGTCCAGTCCTGATATTTAGCTAAGTCGCAACCTACGCTGAAATCTCCCTCTGCTGTTAATTCTTCTGTCTTTTGTTTGTAAATGTTTTCTCTTATTCTTCTAAAATATTGGCCTGCGTTGTCTATAAAACTTACCTCATACTCTTGTTGGAATAATGGCTGCGGTGTATTGCGCTTTATTTCCTCTAACTCTTTATCAGTAAATACTCCTGTGTCTTTTACTCCCAATATTGAGCAAAACCATTCTTCGTTGTCTTGCGCCATCTGTGTAAGTTTCCAGCTATGATTCTTTCCCTTTGGCGTAAAAATAAATGTTGCTGTCCCTCCGTTCTCCCTAAGTATCGGCTGAAAAATAGCTGTCCATATCTCCTCTTTCATTTCTGAATATTCGTCAAATACCACATCTATTGCATCTATTCCTCTATGTTTATCTACATCCTCACAACCCACGAATCTTTGGATTGACCCGTTTTTGTAATAAACTGCCAACTCACTATCGTTTCTCCTTAAAATAATCTCTTGCGGTAAATGCTCTTTGATTAAACTGTCCCAGATAACTTGTTTGGCCTGTCTGTAAGTGGGAAGTATGTAATAATATATTCCTTTCTTAAGCTGGGTTCGGATTATCTGTTGGTTTAGGGCTGTCTTTGACTTGCCCGACCTCCTATGCCAAACCGCTATCTTGAACCTCGCCTGACTCTGTAGGAAGGGCAACTGATATTCCCTCGGCTGGTAATTGTGGGGTATTGTTAT